CTGAAGGAAGTAGTGCAGGTTATATTGAACCTAATGGAAATAGTTTTCAAGCACAAAAAGAAAGAATTGATAAATTAGAATATCAAATTAATAATTTAGGTTTAGCTGCAATTTTAGGTCAAAAAATGTCTGCTGAAACTGCGCAAAGTCAAATTATACAAAGAAGTCAAGGCGACAGCACTATGATGGTATTAAGCCAACAAATTCAAGATTTAATTGATAATTGTTTAAAATTCCATGCTGCTTTTCAAAATCAAAGTGTTGCTGGTACTAGTTTTGTTAATAGAGATTTTGTAGATTTAAGTTTACAACCAGCACAAATTGATGCATTATTAAAAATTTATGCTCAAGGGATAATAGATCAAGAAGAATTATTGAAAAAATTAATAGAAGGTGAAGTATTATCAGAAGATATAAATATTGAAGATATGCTAAATAAAACTATGCAAGGAGGATTAATTGAAATGGATCAAAGACAAAGTTCAAATGAATAATGAGTATAGAAAAGCAAAAAATACCTGAAGCTTTATATAGAAATGCTATAAATTTAAACAGATATGAAAATGGAGTAGCTTTAAAAATAGTAAATGAATATAACAATATAATTATTCAAATAACAGATAGATTAAAACAATTCGAAGCAGGTGAATTAACTTTAACTGCTGCGGGAGTAAATAGACAAAGAACTATTCTTTTACAATTACAAGAAAGTTTAAGTACATGGGCTGAAAATAGTTCAGATATATTAACTGAAGAATTACAAGGCTTAACAGAATTACAGTCTGAATTTATTCAAGAACAATTAAAAAAAGTTTTACCTAGTACTGGTACAAAAAATGCTGTAAGAACTGTTGAAATAAGTCCTCAATTTGCTCAAAGTGTAGTTAATACTGATCCGCGTAAAATTAATGTATTTACTTTACCTGAAGAATTTGTTGTACAGACTGCTACAATTCCAAAATTTAGTTTAACTGCGAAAGAAGGAGCTGTAATAAATTTACCTAATGGTTTAACTGTAAGAACAGCATTTAGAAGAATTGCAGCATCACAAACTGAGTTGTTTCAAAATACGGTAAGAACAGGACTATTATCAAATGAAACAACTAATCAAATATCAAAACAATTGCGTGGAAAATTAAATTTTGAAGCTACAGGTACACTTGCATCTATAAAAGCTCGCGGAGGCATAGGCACTACAATTGCTAATAATCAAATTGATACAATTGTACGGACAAGTGTTAATCAAGTTAGTAATGCAGCCGTTAATAGTGTTTTTCAAGCTAATTCAGATATGATTGATCGCTATAAATATGTTGCAACTTTAGATAGTCGTACATCAGCTATATGTGGAAGATTAGATGGTCAAATTTTTAAAATGGGTAAAGGTCCTCAACCTCCGCAACATTTTAATTGTAGATCAACTATTGTTCCAATAATTAAAGATTCTTTTTTAAAACAATTTGGATTAGACCAGGACGATTTGCAAGAAGGTACTGTTCGACCATCAAAAACAGGATTATCTGATAGAGGAAAATTAATTCCTGCTAACGAAAATTATGCAGTTTGGTTAAGTAAACAAGATATTGCTACACAGAATAAAGTTTTTGGTATTGAAAAATCAAAAATATTTAGATCAGAATTAAAAAAAAATAATCCTACTGAAGTATTTAGAAAGTTTGTGCGTTCTGATGGATCAACGTTAACCTTAGAAGAGTTAAAAAAAGCAAATGCCAATTAAAAAAGGAAAATCTTCAAATATTATTTCAAAAAATATACAAATGTTAAAAAAAGAAGGAAAACCTCATAAACAGGCTGTTGCTATTGCTTTATCTACAGCCGGTAAAAAGAAAAAAACAAGACGAAAAAAGAAATAAAAGGTAAACTATTATTAGTTACTTTTAAAACTATGCCTAAAGGAAAAGGTTATGGATCAATGCTTTCTAAACCATTAAAAAAGAAAAAAACAAAAAAAAAAGCTGCTAAAAAGTAATGGCAAAAGTAAACAAGCCAACCGATCCCGAACTATATGCTCGTGTAAAACGTAAAGTAAAAGCTCGAGTAAAACGTTGGCCTAGTGCTTATGCTAGTGCTCAATTAGTTCAAGAATATCAACGGGCCGGTGGCGGTTATACTGTTGTTAATAAACCTAAAGCTAAATCAAAAAAAGGTACTAAGCGTGGCAGAAAAAAAAGCTAGAGCAAAAGGAGGTTTAACCGATTGGTTTAAAGAAAAATGGGTTGATGTAAAAACTGGAAAACCTTGTGGCAGAAAAAAATCTGAAAAAAAAAGGAGAGGTTATCCAGCATGCAGACCTACAAAAAGAGTTTCAAGTAAAACTCCAAAATTACTTTCAGAGTTATCACCATCTGAAAAAAAAAGATTTACTAAAGCAAAAACTAGTAAAAAAAAGATTACGTTTCAAATGAGACGTAAACGCAAAACAACTACTAAAAAGAAATGAAAAAAAAAGCATTAACCACGAGACAAAAAACTGCTTTAGCAAATCATAAAAAGAAGGGCACTCATACTAGAAAACACATGAAAATAATGGAAGAGGAAATGTTAAACGGTAAAACATTTATGCAAGCACATTCAATAGCTATGAGGAAAAAAGGAAAATGACAACAAAAAGAAAAGTAGTTAAATTTAAAAAAGAAGATAAATCAAAAAAAGGTGGTCTTACTGCTAAAGGAAGAGCTAAATATAATAAAATTACCGGTGGAAATTTGAAAGCACCAGTTACAGGTAAAGTTAAGCCTGGAAGTAAAGCAGCTAAAAGAAGAAAATCTTTTTGTAAACGTATGGAAGGAATGAAGAAAAAATTAACTGGAACTAAAAAAGCTAATGACCCTAATAGTAGAATTAATAAAGCTTTAAAGCGTTGGAAATGCTAATTTTTTAAAAACAAGGTATATTAGAAATACTTTTATAAAAATTTATGTCTGAAGAAAATCCCGCAACAGCTGTTGATAATTCAGCTGAAATAAATTCTTTAAAAAAAGAAATTGAACTTTTAAAACAAAAAAATAGAGAAGTAATTGAAGAAAAACAACAATATGCATCTATTCAAAAAAATCTATCAACTTTACCTGAAGGTACAGATGTTCAAGCATTAATTGAATTTAAACAAAAAGTTGAACAAGAAAGATTAGAAGAAAAAGGACAATATTCTGAAGCACTTAATAAAAGAGAAATTCAATTTAAAGAAGCTATTGAAAAAAAAGATGAAGAAATATTATCTTTAAAAAATGAATTAAAAGAATTAAAATTAGTTACACCGGCTGTAAGTGCATTATCTGAAATAGTACATGACCCTGATTATGCAATGGCAAAATTAGATAGAGAAAAAATACAGGTTCAAAAAGATGGTTCTGTATTATATCTTTCTGATGACGGATTTACTACAAAACCCATTCAAGAAGCTGTTAAAGAGAAAGTTCAAACTTGGGCTTTAAAAAATCAACAACCAATTGGAAGTGGAGCACCTATTGGAAAAACTGAAAGTTCTGGATCAATTGCAGGTATTGATGCTAATTTACTTAAAAGATTAGCTAGAGGTGAAGATACTGCTGCACATGAAATTCATCAAAAATATGGAAGAGAAGCTTGGTTAGCAGCTAAAAAATCTGCTAAAGATTACAAATAACAATAAATAAGTTATAGTTTGGTTAATACAAAAATTGGCTGTGCTGATTTTCTAAAGCTAAATTGAGGCTGTGCTGAAATTTAGAGAGCTGTGCTCAAATTAGTAAATTTTTTAATTATTTAAAATGGCAACTACTTTAGCCGATATTATTGTGCCTGAGGTTTTTGCGGATAGCATCATTGAAGAAACTACTTTAAGAGATAGCTTTCTTCAAAGTGGCGTATTAGCACCTTTACCACAATTAAATTTAAGTTCAACAAATGGCGGAAATTTCGTCAACATACCTTTTTATAAAGCGAACTTACAAGGAAACTATTCAAGATTAGATGATAGTTCATCTTTAACACCGAATAAAATTGAACAGAATAGCCAAATTGGAGTTGTTTTAACTTCAGGCGATGCTTTTTCTGCAAGACAATTAGCTGGTCAAAAAATTGGTTCTAATTCACCTGATCCTATAGCTGCTATAAGACAAAAATTAGGTGCATATATAAACAATGAAAAACAAAAAGATTTGTATAGTTGTTTACAGGGTGCATTTGGTTCCTTAACAGCTAATTCA